TATTTATGGCGCAGACCCAGGCGCTTCGAACAGGCATCGACCCGGCCGAGTACATGTACAACATGGCGAAGCGCTTCGGCTACAGTGGGCCAGCTCCTGACGACCCAGGCAAGAAGGAGCCAGGCACTGATGCGGACGACTCGATCATTGCTGGCCAGAATGCGATGGGCATGGGTGGCGGTGTTGCGCCTGACGATGAGTCCGGTGACGAGGAGGATCTAACGGACGAGGAGTTCGCGGAGGCATTCAGGGAGACATGGGGCGTGGATGCGCACTGATGCCAGAGAAGCTCCACAAGCAGCTCGAGGCCCGCGCCAATGATCTAGGATTGACTGGGGAGCGGCGACGGGCCTACATCTACGGCACCATGAAGAAGATCAAGAAGAAGCGCAAGAACAAAGGGGCTTGACATAGTGCGGCCCCGGAGCGATTATCGTTCCAATACCGCCTGAACGGGACATACACTCAGTAAGGCGTCTCGCCTGCCACAGCGATATGTGGTTTTCGTGCTGACAACGCAAGGTCAGGTTCGCAGTCACCAGCGATAGGTGAAAGAACCCAATTTGTTAACACGGAGACCATTATGGCAACGACCAATTATGCGGTAAACCATCCGCTGGCCGTAAAGCGCTGGTCCAAAGGCTTGATGAAGGAGTCCCTGAAGAACACTCACGTGTTCCAGTTCATGGGCACCGGCACCAACAACGTCCTCCAGATCAAAACAGAGTTAGGCAAGGAGGAGGGTGACAAGGTCACCTTCGGACTGCGCCTGCAGCTTGAAGGTGAAGGCACCTCGGGCGACTCCACGCTGGAAGGCAACGAAGAAGCCTTGACCACGTACGACGATGCTGTCTACATCGACCAACTCCGTCACGCAGTTCGCAGCAAGGGCAAGATGTCCGAGCAACGTGTACCCTTCATGGTACGCGACGCAGCGCGTGATGGCCTGGCCGACTGGTGGGCGGATCGTATGGATACGGCCTTTTTCAACCAGGCCTGCGGCAATACAGCGCAGACCAACACCAAGTACACCGGTATGCAAACGGCCATCGCGCCGTCCACCAACCGCTTGATCCTGGCCCAGAGTTCGAGTCCCGGCAATGAAGCTTCGCTTTCTGCCTCCGACACGTTCACCCTGGAGCTGATCGATTACGCGGTTGAGCTGGCAGTGACCGGTGGTTCAGCTGGCGATCAGATTCCGCTGGTACCGATCAACCTGGGCAGAGGCATGAAGAAGTACGTCATGTTCCTGCATCCTTACCAGGTAACGGATTTGCGTACCAACACGGCGACGGGTCAGTGGTTAGACATCCAGAAGGCAGCAATGTCCGGTGGACAGACAACCAAGAACCCGATCTTCACCGGCGCACTTGGCGAGTACAACGGTGTTGTACTTCACTCGAACACACGCGTTCCTGCGGCCCCGACCAACTCCAACGCTCGGCGTGCCGTCATGTGCGGTGCTCAGGCTGTGGCGTGCGCCTTTGGGCGTGAGGCTGGCAAGCAGACATACTCCTGGAAGGAAGAACTCTTCGACTACGGCAATAGCCTGGGCGTAGCAGCTGGTGCCATCCACGGTATGAAGAAGTGTCAGTTCAACAGTGAAGACTTCGGCACCGTTGTCGTTTCAACCTATGCTGTAGCACACGGCGTCTAATCGGAGGAATCAAATCTTATGGCAACTTTAAAAGCCGATAAGGCACAGGACAGCGTGCAGCCACGCTTCGTTCATGCCGGATCCACCTCCGTTAAGTTCGTTTACTCGGTAACAGCCTCGCTGTCATCGGGTGACGTGATCCAGCTCTGCAAGGTCCCGCATGGCGCCATCGTCGATGGCTTCATCCTGGTCCGTACTGGCGCAGGTCAGTTCACCGCAGGGATGGGTGACGGTGGTAGTGCGAGCCGCTATCTGGTGTCTGCGACACTGGTGGCGAATACGGTAATCACCGACGCGTCCATTGTGGCCGCTGCCGTGGGTTACCAGTACAACCTTTCGGACGACGCAGCCGATCAGTTTGACACCATCGACCTCACGGTCCAGACGGTGACAACTGCGACCGCTGCCGGCGTCATTACAGGGGTGCTCAACTACCACTGTGACGAAGGCGATCCAGCGTAACCAACCGAGCCCCCTCTTCGGAGGGGGTTCTACTATCAACAGGGGAAAACTATGCTTGAGAAAGTATCACTGAAGGAGATCATCGATCACGCTCAGGGTCTGCAGAAGCAAGGCCAGCATGACGGTGCGATCCATGTCATTAACCAGGTTATCGGGCAGCATCCCGGCAATCCTTACCTGATTTACATCTACGCGACCTCACTGATGCACAAGGGGGAGTTCGGTATCGCCACCGTGCTGCTTCTTAACTGTGTGCGCATCAATCCTGAGTTCGCGGAGGCCTACAGCAACCTCGGCGTCTGCTATCGACGCGAGTATCACATCGACTGGGCCATCGACGCCTGCAAGAAGGCGATCGAGTACCGCGACAACTGGCCCGACCCGTACAACAACATCGCAGGATGCCACATCAACGAGGGCAATCCAGAGGCTGGTCTCGAATACGTGGACAAGGCGCTTGAGCTGAACCAGGAAGGTACCCACGATTGGTATAAGTGTCAGTGGAACAAGGCTCTGATGAAGCTGGAGATGGGCGAGTTCAAGGAGGGTTTCGAGCTATACGAGTCAGGCATTCATTGCAATGAGCGCCCAACGCGCAACTACAGTGAGGACCTGAACAGCCCAACGCCGCTGCTGGACGATATCAGCAAGCTCAACGCCAACCACACCGTTGTGGTCTACGGTGAGCAGGGCATGGGTGACGAGATCATGTTCCTGTCGTGCCTGCAGAACCTGATCGATACCGGCGCCACGGTGATCCTGGACTGCCACCCAAGAATGACCACGCTGTTCCACCGCAGCTTCCCTGAGTTAGAGATCCACGGCACCCGTAAGCGCGAGAACATCACATGGCCCCTTGATAAGCAGATCGATTTCAGGATCCCGGTCGGCTCATTGCCCAGGCTCTACCTGCAGAACCACGAGACCTTCGAGCAACGCGCCTACATCAAGGCCGAGAGCGGCGTCACGATGGATATGCGCTCACAGCTGCACGACGGGCGCCCACTGATCGGGCTGGCCTGGAGCGGGGGCACCAAGAAGACCAACAACTGGTACCGTTCACTGCAGAAAGAGCAGCTTGAGCAGATCACCAGAAACGGGCAGTACAAGTTCGTCTCCCTGCAGTACGACAACGATGGTCATATGCCGGATAACGTCGAGCCGTTGTGGGAGATCACCCAGCACTATAACTACGACCTGACCGCGGCCCTGGTGGGTGCCTGCGATGCGGTGGTGGCCATTAACACCTCCGCGGTTCACCTGGGCGGGGCCATGGGTAAGCGCGTGTTCTGCCTGACCCCGAGCAAACCAGCTTGGCGGTATGGGCTTGAGCGCAAGGACATGCCCTTCTACCCGGACGTGCACCAGTACCGTCAGAACGACACCGACTGGGGTGCGGCCATTACCGAGCTGTTGAGGGACCTCGACATCTGGGCCAATTTAAACCAACCGAGGATGGCGCTATGAGCTTGATATCAGAGGAGTACCGCAAGCTCAACGAGCAGCTGCATGAAAACCCGGAGTACGGTTCACGCAACGCACCCCGATGGGTCAAGGTTATCAAGGATCTGACCTGGGAGTTTGAGACCTTCAGTGTGCTGGATTACGGTTGCGGAAAGGGCAACCTGGCGAAGATGATGACCAACATGCCGGTGAAGAACTACGACCCGGCGGTGCCCGAGTTCAGCGCAATACCGACCCCGGAGGATATCGTGATCTGCACCGACGTGATGGAACACATCGAACCCGAGTGCCTGGACGACGTGATCGATGACCTGAAGCGGGTCACGAACATCGTGCTGGTGGTCAACATCGCCCTCAGGCCTGCCAAAAAGACCCTGGCCGATGGGCGCAACGCGCACCTGATTGTGAAGGACATCGAGTGGTGGATGGGCAAGTTCCTGAAGTACTTCGACCTAAAGCAGGTCAACGGTCAGAACGGTAGCGAGATGACCATGATCCTGTTCAAGCGGGTGGAGCACTGATGAGTATTACATCAAAAATCGATGCGATTACCCACCTGACTGAGGAATATCGCAAACCCATACTTCCAGCGCCCAGGTCGGTAAAGATTGAGCTGACGGGCCGCTGTAACTTCAAGTGTACCTTCTGTGCACGTTCTGACCGCTTACGGGAACAGAAGGCTATGGATTGGGGTCTGTTCACCCACCTATTGGACGAGATGCGCGAGGCTGGTGTTGAAGAGCTGGGTCTGTTCTATCTGGGTGAGTCCTTCATGGACAAGCGCCTGGAGGATGCTATCAAGTACGCCAAGGACATCGGTTTCCCGTACGTGTTCCTGACCACCAACGGATCGCTGGCCACCGCGGAACGGGTACAGACCTGCATCGTGAACGGCCTGGACTCGCTCAAGTTCAGCCTGAACTACGCCGACGAGGACCAGTTCGAGGACATTGCCAGGGTGAAGAAGCGCATGTTCCACGATATGCTGCAGAATATCAGGGATGCGAAGAAGATCCGCGACAGCATTGAGCAGCTCAGTGGTAAGCACTGCGGTCTGTACGCGTCCTACATCGAGTACGACGGGGAGCAGGGTGAGCGCATGAAGGCCATGGCGAAAGAGATGGAGACTTATGTTGATGAGATCTATGCACTTCCACTATATAACCAGGCAGGCTTCGTTACAGAGAGGGAGAAGGCGGCAGGTATGTCGCCGTCAGCCGGAAACCGAGGACGACTGGAAAACCTGGCTGAAGGATTACCGTGCTGGGCAATGTTCTCTGAGGGACATATCTCGTGGGACGGAAAGCTGACCGGGTGCTGTTTCAGTCATACGCCTGACTTCGACTTCGGCGACCTGGTGGAGACGACCTTCATGGATGCCTGGAACTCGGATCGAGCGCAGTGGTTCCGTGAGCACCACCTGGCGAAGAATGTCACCGGAACACCATGCGAGGGGTGCTTTCGCGCATGAGCAGACTCAACACAGTGTACATTGGTTATGAGCCAGCGGAGGCGGTGGCTTACCATGCCCTGGTGGCGTCGATTATTCAGAACTGCAAGCGGCCGGTAAATATCGTGCCGCTGGACCGCAGGAAGCTGCAATGGTGCCACAAGCGTCCCCCGGATCTAAAGCAGAGCAACAGCTTCACTTATACCCGCTTCCTGGTGCCCTACCTAAGCGAGTACCGTGGCTGGTCCCTTTTTATGGACTGCGATATGATCGTGCGCGAAGACATTAACGAGATCTTCGATTGGGCGAATGATGCCGTTGACGTTATGTGTGTGCAGCATCCGGACTACACCTCATCGGTGGCAACCAAGTACCTGGGCACCCAGCAGTACAACTACCCCAGGAAGAACTGGTCCAGCGTGATGCTGTTCAACAACGCCCTGTGTCAGCAGTTAACCCCGAACTACATTGATACGGCTTCCCCCGCCGACCTGCACCGCATGAAGTGGGCAAAGAACGTCGGGTCATTACCAAGGGCCTGGAATCACCTCGTAGGTGAGCAGCCGGAGCGGCACGATGCAAAGATTGTACACTTCACGCTTGGCACACCATGCTGGCCACGCTTTCGCAACTGCGAGTACGGTGACGAGTGGGAGCTGTACCGAAATGCCGTAAATTGGTACTTACCTGAAGACCTGGAGGACACGGGATAATGTCAACATTCGGGGTAATGCAGTCCGATATAGCGGACGAAATAAACAAGACGAACCTGACCTCGCAAATCAAGCGAACCATCGTCGCTGCGATGAAGAAGTACCGCAACAAGCGATTCAAGTTCAACAAGGCCTCGAGCACCTTTACCACCTCAGATGGCCAATCGGTGTATCCCCTACCGGACGGCTATATCGGCGATGAGTTAATAGAGGTGCTCGATGGCAACTTCCGAGACACACTGACAAAGCGCGATTTCGCATGGGTGGCGGACCACGATAATCATCAGTCCTACAAGTCGGAACCTCGGGTGTATGCCATCATTGATGGGAGCAATATGAGATTGTTCCCGACACCCAACACATCCGCTGACACCACCAGCGGAAATTACCCGCTGCTGGTTCACTACCACAAGGACCTGAACGCGGACGGTATCACGGGGGCTATCTCGCGCTCGGCCAGTGATAGCGTAACCAATGCCTGGATGACGGACGGCTTCGACCTGGTCCGCCTTGAGGCGAAGATCCGCATCTATACGGACGTGATCAGGGGTCCGGAGGCGGCCATGGAGGCGCAGAAGTTAATACCACTGAGAAACGACGCGCTGAGAGCGCTCGTGAAGGAGTACCACCAGGCGGTTGCCTCTGGCTCCGTGCAACCGTACTTTTAGGAGAGCGCTATGCCTATCGAAATTGCAACGTACATATCGGAATTGAATCCACTGAATCCGCTGGGGACGGATAAAAGGTCAACATCTGACGATCATCACCGACTGCAGAAGACCGTACTGCAGAATCAGTTCCACAACTTCTCGGCGACATCGGTTGACTGTACCGTGGCTGAACTCAATATACTGGATGGCGCAACTGTAACAACAGCTGAATTAAACTTGCTGACTGGTTTAACATCTCTTCCGCAGTCAGAACTAGGTACCCCGGTAAGCTGTTCAGGCGCGGGACCCATTAGCATATCAGGCATACCGTCATGGGCTAAGACTATAAGTATTACACTAGAAGGTGTTGGAACTAATGACCCCTTCGCGTCATTGACCTTGCGCATTGGTGACTCAGGGGGGTATTCAAACAGTCTGTACAGAGTAACAACGGGTCAGGTATCAGGAACCCCAGGGTCTAGCACATCAACAATCAATATACCGCTTCAAACAGACAGTGGTGCATTATTTGATGGTACCGTGACATTATCATTGCATAACGCAACAACTTACAAATATGGAATATCTGGTGATGTTGCAATGAGTGTGGGCGGTAAATCGCTTACCATAGGTGGTTCGGTAACTTTAACAGGATTGCTAGACGGGGTGCAGATATTGACATCGAGCGGAGTGTTTGATAAAGGAACAATGAATGTATTGGTCTTCGGCTGATACAGTGGGTACACCTGGATGTACATATGAAGGATGATCTTTACTGACCCACATTATGAACATTGACTTTTCAGACATGAACGGCGGCATCATTCAGGACCTGCCAGCTGAATTAATAGGTCGCAATCAGTGGTCTGATGGGAACAATGCGCGCTTTGTAAGAGCACAGGTATCAAAGATTGTCGGCCACACCGAGGTATTCGGCACGTCATCGGCATCCAGCACTATAACCACCCTGGCACTTGGTAAAGCTATCTGGTTAAACAGTATCGATGATGATAATCAGGATCCATGGTGGGTCTATTGCGATACTGACAGGATCTTCGCTACCGATGGGGTTACCCATTATCATATCTCATACTCAGCCACAAGCAGTGCATCACAGACTGCTCCGTTTGCGGCAACACTTGACTACGGATGGAACGGTGGAAACTTCAACGGCGTGGCAATCATTAACTCACATGCCCAGTTGCCAAGGTACTGGGTCCCCGGGGCAAGCGATAAGACAATAGAGCTAACGGCGTCTGGTATTTTTACTGCGTGCCGGGTAATGCGACCATACAAGACCTTCCTGATGGCCATCGGGGTCGATGAGGGAGCTGGATTCAATGATAACGTGGTCATCTGGCCAACTGCCGCGGATGTGGGCGGGCTCCCGCCTTCGTGGGATTACAGCGATACGACCGAGGACGCGGGCCGGGTTGAGCTTGATGATGGTTTCGGTGTCCTGATCGATGGTGAGCGCATGAGGAATGATTTCATGGTTTACGCAGAGCACGCCATATATCGTTTCAGCCCGGTGCCCAGCAATGCCATATTTTCCATCAGGCGCATATTCAGCGAGGTTGGACTGTTGACCCGTAACTGTACCGCCACCGTTCGTCACCGTCATGTATTTTTTGGTGATGGCGACATCTACATGCACGACGGCCAGAGCATAGACTCAATCGTTACCAAGAAGTGGAAAAACTGGGTATTTAGTCAGATCGGAGAGAACTGGCGGCGGTCCTACGTGGTGGCCAATTATGAACATAATGAAGTCTGGTTCTGTTTCCCAGTCGGCGTGGATGAGCACCCAACGAGGGCGCTGGTATGGGACTTTGACGACAACACGTTCAGTTCACGAGATCTGATTGGCTCGACCCTTGGTGGCGCCTCTTTTATGGCGTACGGCAAGATGCCACAAAGTGGTGACGACAGTTTCGATACAGGCCCGGATATCACTTTTGATGAGGAAACAGAGAAGGTATTCGACACGACAGATAGTGAGATTAATGTACGCGATATCGTCATGGTGTCTTATCTTGACATCAACAGGTTTGTTACGCTAACCGGTACCGCAACATCAATTGCCGGCGCCACTATCATGATTGACGCTGGTACTGACTTTGTGAAAGGCGGGGTTTTGACTGGCGACACTATTACCAATGTTACAACGAGCAGCTCACCAAGCGTTATATTGTCCGTTTCAGTAAATACGATTGTTTGCACAGACAGTATATGGACTCCTGGCAACTTGGACGACTACAGGATTGAAACTACTACAACGACATTAGACAAGTCAGCCTTCTTTGAGGTTGATACCGGTCTGAGGTTTGACGAGAGCAGTTATACTTTTCATGTAGAGAAGGACTGCCTCCCGCTTGGCCGTAATGGAAGATTCAGCCAGTACGATGAATACCAGGTTCATGCGATCCGTCCCCGCGTCAGATCAGCCATCGGCGGAAACCTGACAGTTAAGGTCTATATGCGAGACTCGGTTGGCGATGCCCCGGCATTGATAGACACCACCACCTTTGTTATAGGTGTTGACGATAAGGTTGATGTCAGGGCTACCGGCACGGTGTGTACGGTACGCTTTGAGTGCAGCGACGATACGGACGTTGAGATCAACGGCTTCGGTATCGACTACGATATCGTCGGATCCAGGCCAAGATAATGGCCCGCGAAAGGAATAGACGTTCATGGGCGGCAGGTGATGAAGCCCAGCTGGCCGCTGGATCGTCTAGAAAAGGGGCGTACTATCAGGTTGAAGAGCCGCCGCTGATACGAGATCGTGAGAAGATCATAAAGAACCTCGAGGACATCACCGAGTGGGCGGCGCGTGAATTGAGGCGAATCTCCGACGAGATCCTGGTCGGACTTGAGGATAGTATCTGTATCCAGTCGTACACGGCTGTGCCGTCACGCGGGGTTGAGTCAAACATACACGGCGGTATATATCAGATAGCCACCGCCGGGGCTCTGAGTTCAGGCGCGGCCCTCGTAGTAACGCAGGGTCTCGGGAAATTGTTCGTAGTTGTCAATACTGCCACGGTTGATGCCGGCGTGATAAAGGTCAAAGGGACGGTTGTCGATCGAAACACAGGGGCGGAGGCGACCGGAACCAGCACGCTTACCCTGTCAGGCGTGACCACGGATGGAAGCACGACCGACGCCAATGGTAACCCGGTTCACAGCTTCACCAGGGCCTACATCACAAACAAGTGGTTTCGCGACACCTGTACGTTTTCGACCGCCGTGGCCGACATTCAGGACATCGATGTCTACCATATCAGTTTCGAGCAGTTCAACGACAACCGAGACCTGTGGTTGACTACTTTTGATGCAAACCTGTGGACCAGGTTAGCAGCGGCAAAATTCGACGCGTACCTGTACTCGGTGATTCCGAACGGATCCAAGCTGGACATCACCGCGGAGGCATCGCTGAACCTTGGCACGCCGCTTCCAGAAAGGTACTATAGATTGAGAAGGGGAAATCTTGACAAGGCATTGGACGGATCGAAGGATGGTGTTTTTGTTGATGTGCACTACGCCAATATTCCGCCCTATATCGAGGATGTGACCATCAAGGTATGGGCGGCACGAGAGATATGATGAACGACAAAGATTACCTACAACCTGCCTACAGACAGAATTTGTCAGTGCCCCCCACCAGAGCCCAGATCCTGGCCCTTGAGGCGGCAACCATGGGCCTACCTGACGAGGTTCGCCTTGAGCCTGAAGACTTTCCGACTTTCCACCACTTCTCTGATGGCGTCTATGTACGCGAGATGCATATTACCGCTGGGCAGTTCGTGGTTGGTAAGATCCACCGTCACAATCACATCGTCATGCTGATTAAGGGCACCGCCAAGGTGGTCTCTGAGTTCGGCAACGAGATTATAAAGGGCCACAGCATATGGGAATCCAAGGCTGGGACCAAGCGAGCCGTGCTGGCTATTACCGACTGCGTGTTCTATACAGTCCATGTGACAGATGAGACGGACCTGGACAAGATTGAAGATTACGTAATTGCGCCAACATATGAGGCGCTGGAGGCAGACTTATGACATGGGGCGCAATTGGTGGTGCAACTATTGGGGTTGTTGGCGGCAAACTGCTTGGTGGCGGCGGGGGTGACCAACAGCAGACAGTGAGTAACGCCCCGTGGGGGCCGTACCAGCCCTACATGATTGGCACGCCGGCAGGTCCAAGACCAAATCGAGCGGACTTTTATACGGGAGGTTCTTCCAATCTTGGGTCGTTTCTCCGTGAGAGAGACCCGTTTACTAAACAGATTATCCGTAAAGATGGCCCCAGGGTGTTCGATGAGGAGCGCTATAACGCTGCGATAGAGGAGTGGGAAGCTAACCAGGCAGATTCTGGAGCCGTTGGCCGCCTCAGTGAGATGATCGGGCAACGGTCGTACTTCCCTGGGGATCCCGTGGCCGACCTGACACCGGAGCAGATGAGAGGCATCCGGACAACGATGGGCGCTGGCGAGACCCTGGAGGGGTTCAACGAACTGCTTGGCGGACAAATGGGCATGTTTATGGACCCGTCATTCATGGACCCGAACAGGAACCCGTACCAGCAGCAGTACGTTGACGCGGCCATTCGACCACTGACTCAGGCCTACACCGAGCAGGCCCTTCCGGCCATCAGGGGTGGTGCGCGCATGACCGGTGGGTCTGATTACGGCTCGACTCGTCAGGGCGTGGCGGAGGGGATCATGGGCCGTGGTTACCTTGACGCTGTAGGCGATGTTACCTCGAGAATAAACACCGACCTGTACGGCAGAAACATCAATGCGGTGCAGCGCGCCATGGGTATGAGTCCAATGTTCGCCCAGATGATGGGCGTACCCGGTCAGATGTACGGTTCGGCAGGATCGGTCCTGCAGGGCCAGGAGCAGGCCGAGATCGGCGGCGAAATGGACAGGTACGGCTACAACCGTGATATACCGTGGGATGAGAACATGGCCTTTATGAACATGCTCCAGGGCGGCAGCGGTGGTACAACTACAACGTCCGGCGGCAGCGGTGGCGATATGATGAACATGCTGGGCATGGGACTGATGGGCGCTAAACTGGGTGGTGAGTTTGGTGACTGGAATACAAGCAGAAATATCGGTAAGGACCTCGACGAGATGTTCAGCGACCCGAGTATGTTTTAGGAGATAGCCATGGCTTTTGATATGCAGAAACTAATGCAGGACCCGATGATGGTTGCGGCCCTTAACATGATGGCCCAGTCAGGCTTCCAGCCCGGTGCCAATACAGGTTCGCGCCTGGGTGCTGCTGGGCTCAACACCATGCGGCAGCTGCAGGCCATTGAATCGGCATCGGCCAACCAGAGCTGGCGCGAAAACCAGTCAAAGATTGCCGAGGAGCGCCAGCGTATTGCCAACGAGATGGCCCAGAAGCGCTTCGAGCTGCAGCAGAAGCAGTACGCGGAGAATCTGAGAGCCAACCAGGCGAAGGAGGCTCTTACGAGTCAACCGCTGACGTGGAATCCGCCAACCCCAGGCGGAGCACCTGGAACCTATACCATGGGCGGCAAGGTCGTTCCACCAAGATACGAGGATCCATTATCTCAAATGGTGAGAGCGATGAACCAGGGTAATACGCCGCCGCCGGCCGTGACCGGCACTCAGGCACAGGCTCCGCAGGCCGCGCTTGACTATCTGCGGGCGAACCCGGCCCAGTTGCCAGCCTTCATTAGCAAGTATGGCTACGACCCCACCAGGTAACGCGTTCGACCAGTTCGACGCGCCGGCCAGGAATGTGTTCGACCAGTTCGACGCACCCGCGGCTGCGCCCAGCGTGTTTGACCAGTTCGACGCGCCCGACATCGGCATGATGAGCAATATCGCTCGCGGCGCTGGTGAGCGTGCGGGTACTCTTGCCGGTAACGTGGCTGGATTTGCAGCAACGGCCGGTGACAGGCTGGAAGACAACTACCCACTCGGTGGGCTGGTTTGGGAGGGTGGTAGTATTTTGCCGACCTATAAGACCGGCGAGGAGTACGCCCAGTGGACTGCGAAGGAGGGTACCTCGAACGTATTAAGGGCAGCCCAGGAGGAGCTGACAAATCTCGATTTCGGGTATAAACCCAGATCCACATGGGAAGGCGTGAAGTCGTCCGAGGGTGGCTGGGATCTAGCCAAAAATGTGGGCGCCTTCGCACTCGAACAGGGCCTGGTCTCCGTGCCTGACATGGCCGCTATTATGACATTGCCAATCCTACCCTCATACCTGGCATCGAGGACCGAGGAGATCGCACAGGAGCGTGCCAGCAACGACGGACGTAAGGAGCCAACAACCGAAGACATGGCCTACGCCGGATCTGCAGCCCTTGCTGTAACCGCCCTTGATCGCTTCGGTCTGGGTAAGATGCTGGCGCCATTCAAGAACAGCAACCAGCTGATGAAGAAGATCGGCACCGCTGCGCTGACAGAGACCGTAACTGAAGGCATTCAGGAGGGTCTTGAGTACACCGCTGAGGCTGCTGGAACAAAAGCGCCGTACACCCAGGAGCAGCTTATCGACCGTATGGCGGCCGGGGCCGTGGCCGGGGGCGTCTTTGGTGGTGGCGTGGCTGGTGTTGGCGGGGCCTACAGCAAGATAACAGAGCCAGGCCCGCAGGAGCCTATAGAACAGGAGCCTATAGAACAGGCACCCCCGATGCAGGAAACAGCCGCTGACATCGTCGGGGACTGGTCTGGCGGAAAGCTGGTCTGGTCTCCGGTGGATGATCAAGTCATAGAGCCGGCACCAAAGCCAGCCCCTGAAGTGGCAAAGATACCTGAAGCAGATAATCCGTTCATGAATACTCGTGAACTACGTAAGGAGCGAGCTGATCTAAACCGTCGCCTGTCAGAAGTTTCAAAGCGACCAGAAAACTTTCTTGAAACCGTTGCTCGTTTAGGAGGTATCAATCGCAAGCATGCCGAGGGTGTTGATCGGCCTGACATGACGAAACAGGTACGCGGTTTAAAGCGTGTATTTCCGAAAGAAGGCGGTTACTCATACGACGAGATGAGTGAACTACTGCTCGGTGAGTTCGATAATTATGGCGAACGACTGACGCCAGGCCAAGTGGATGACATGATTCAGCGATCATTGATGGGTGAGACCATCTACAGCCCGGCAGAGTTGGACGAAATTGCCAACCGCGAACTTGAGGCAATGAACCTCGAGAATAGCATGGCCGAGATTGACGAACAGCTTGAACAGGAAACAGAGTATCGGCGCCTTTATCACACGAAGGGCAAGCAGGCTGCAG